GCTACATCAGGTGCTTGTTCCTGATTAAAATAATTAACATTAAATGTTAAGGTGACATAGCCAACTGGCTTTTCACCTTCTGCATTATATTCTATTTCTGTGCTTTCTAAAAAAGTATCTTTGGCTAAATTATTTAAAGTTGGGTCAGCAGCTATAGCTGTTTCTATTTCTTTGCATATTTTATCAACAGTATCATCGAAATTACTTGTTGCTTTTACATAACATTCTATAGCTACTGATAAATTTCTTTCTAATAATCTATTTGTGCCAATCACAATGGGTTCTGCTGTTTCTGATTTTGTGTAGATCAATAAAGCAGGTAAATTAGCTGTTTCTAAGGGGTAAACCCTTGATTCAAATACATTTGAACCAGTTGTAGTTAAACCAGTCAGAACAGTGCCTAATCTTTCTCTAATTTGCTGTCTAAGATGATTAGCCATTATATTTCCTCTAACATGAGAGTAGTAAAACCAGTGCTGTCTTTTTGCACATTAACTATAGTAAAAGATTTAGCTGCAACCAAAGTATTACCATCCACATCTTTATATGCTGACACAGCTAAAGTATTACCATGCACAACTGAAGGTACATCGACAGATCGGCAGTAAGCTATTGGTTTTGTACCTTCAACACCAATGCCAAATTCTTCTTCAAAATATTCGTTGTTTAAAATAATGTTAATAGTTGATTGAGCGCTACTGCTATTAGTAAAAACTGCACTTCTACCATGTCCAAAATCAGAATCAAGATAAGCACTCATATCTTCTTCTGTTTCCATTCTGTATTGAGACATTTATTGTTCCTCTAAAGTTAGTTCAATCATGCCTGTGTTATCAGGTTGCACATTTTTTATCACAAAAGTTGTTTCTGCTTTTAAAACAGAACCTTTGTTAGTGGTGATTGCATTAACTATCAAACGATCTTCTTGCGATATGTAAGTGACATCAGAAGATTTGACCAATGCTTTAGGTTGAAAACCTTCGACTGCAACGCTGTTGCCTTCAATATTAAAATATTCTTGATCAATAATGATGTTTATATTTTCTCTATTACCAGAATCAATATCAAACCAAGTGTCTATCAAACCATTTCTTTGATCAAATAAACTGTTTTGTACTTCAAAAAATGTAGCAGTTACCCCATGTCCAGTAGTTGAATCAAGGTAAGAATTAAAATCTGCTGCACTTTCTAAAGCCATTATTTTTTAGTTCTTTTTTTCGGAGTAGGTGCTTCAGATGTTTCTAAACCTACACTACGATTGCTTTCTTTTTTGCTTTCTTTAGCAGTTGATATTTCAGCTTTACCATAATTTACTAAAGCTCTACCTTCGTCAATATCTAGTTCAACAATATCACCAGCTTTGACATTTTTTTTATCTGCAACAGTGTCAGATAAGATTAAATATTTATTCATAACTTTTTCCTTTTTATTAGGAAAGGTGGGCGTTAAGCCCACCATCCCATCAGTTTTCATTACCATCTACTAGGTAGATTTACAGAATGAAACTGCGTGTCTTACAGCAATATCACATGATTGTAATGCTACTATTCTTACAGTACCTGACTTTGAGTGTGTAAAAGGGTCTACAACGATATCTAAACCGCCAAAGAATCCAATTAACAAGTCACTGAAATTACCAAATAACATAACGCCATTAGTAATTTGATTGCTTACAACTGCATTGTAACCATTGATTTCACTATCAACTGCAATAAATTGTGCAGTATTAGTGGCTTTTTCAGTAGTTTTCAATGTGCCGTATGTTGAAGGGTTAACTATGTAAGCTAAGTTGCCTAATAAAGCATTATCAGAACTTACAGCAGTTTCCATACCAACAACTTCAGCAAAAGTTGGTGCAGTATCTGTACTAAACGCCTGTGTGTTAATACCAGATTGGTTAATGATTCCAGTAGGGTTACCACTTGAACCAGAACCACTGATTGCAACATTATCAATGTGTGTAGCCATTGCAGCAGCTAGATCGTTTCTTATTAAGTTCTCAACATCTAAAGATGATTGAAGCAATAATTGACGAGTAGCTTCTGTGTGCGCACCTAAAGTTTTAGGTGTCATTGAAACATTACCAACTGTCATTTCAGATTCAGCAGAATTTCCACCTTCTGAACTAATAAATTCAGCAGTAGAACCAGCAGTTTTCTTTGGTATTTTGACATCACCAGTTAAACCTTGAAGCATAGTAGCTAAAGGCATTACTGCTGAATTGTTTCTTAATACATCGATAAAATCCCCACCTCTGTAATCTTCAGCTATTAAGCTAGAATCATCAGAAGAATTAAGATCACGCTGTCCCCAAGTTCTTAGAACTTCTGGTGGAAGTAGCACACCTTGTGCAGTCTTACCATAAAGTTCACCAGCAGCTCTTGAACATTCAAATTCAAATGCAGCATCTTCTTGTGCTTTGCGATCAGTAGGATTAGCCATTGCATTAACAGCTCTTAAAATACTAAATCTTTTAGTTTCTTTTTCGGTTAAACCGATTTCAGAAGGAGTTTCTAAAGGTTGCGTATTAGAAATATTGTCTAATAATACACCTCTGAATTCTTCAACTGATAAACCATTAGAAATAGCTTCATCAGCTAAATCTCTTTTGTTGTGTTGACTAGCTAAATCAAGAATCTCTTTAGAGTTTCTTTTAAATTCAGACCTAGCTTCAACAACAGCTTTAGATTTAACTTCATCAAGATTAATTTCTTGTTTTTCGTTTTCCATTTTTTTTACCTCTTTGTGTAAAATGTGTTGTTTATTTTCAGAACGCCCAACGCCAACGAGTCTTGACTGATCCGCAGGAACACTAACAGAAGAAACTTCCATAGGTGTCCAACTTGCACGATAATAATCTTCATCTTTGTCATCCATGCGTTCCAACTTATCTACTCTGTAACCGACTGATATATTCATTCTTATACCATCTTTTACATCTTCAAATATTTCACGAGCTAGGGCAGATTTACCAAATCTTACCAGTGCAATTGTCCTCTTAGCACTCTCATCTAATTTGAATTCTTCTATCACCCCAATTTGTTTAGTCATATCATGATCTAACAAAAGTGGTGCACGACCAGATGAAATAAATTCCATATTTATATCACCTTCAGAATGTCCTAGCACTTCCATGCCAAAACTTCTTTCAACTGGTTCTTCTGACGAAACGCCAATACGAACCATTCTTTTTTCCTCGTCAATGAAAGAAGCTCTTGATAAATCAATGGTTCTATACTTGATAGCACCATCAATATGTCTTTCTTCTTCATCAACAATGGCTTCTTCTTCAGATTCTTCAATATCTTCTATTTCTGCCATTTCTTCCTCAACCTTTTTGAATGTGACAACAACTGTGTCATCTGTTTCAGAAACATTGAGAATATGTCTATCTTCTTTTTCAATATCCATACTTTTTACCTCATCGTTTATTGTTAAAGGTTTAACATTTGAATCTAATGATTCAAAATTTCTTATTGGGTCAATTTTTCTTAGCGTACTAAATTTATGACCAACTTCTGTATCAGTGGGTTCACCACTTCTATAAACTTGTATTAGAGCAGCAGGGTCATCTGCTGTGCCTGTTATAGTTAGATCGGAATTAGGAATGTTTATCTTGCCATCCCTTTCTATTTTAATAATCTTTCCTCTAGCTCTGCCACCAGCACTATTCCAACTGACAAAGTCACCTGTTTTAAGTGCATCAGGCTCTGCTCTATCTAATTTTCTTTCATCTTCTTTTTTCATTTTTTCCACCAATCTTTTTGACCAACTAAAACCAGCATCACCACCCCATAATGCCCATGCTATTCTACCATTAGAAGGGTAACCATCTTCGCCAGAACTAAATCCTTCTGCTTGTTTATCAACTTCATGTCTACTAAAAAAACTATACATTCTTTTAATCGTATCATCAGATAAATTTTCACCTGCAACTATTTGTCTAGCTCTAACAGCACCAACTCTAGTACCACCACGACCAAATTCTTCACGCCAGTCTAAACCCTTCTTTGCTTCAGCTTTCATACCAGCATTAGGGTTAGCCATCGTCATCACCACCTTGAATATTCGCTTCAACAGGCATTTTTTGCCCAAATGGTTGATATGCTAATTCAATATTATATTGTTTAGCTAATTCTATTTCTTTTTGATGTTGCTCAAACAATTCTTCAGTATCACGACCATAAGCAGCAGAAATATCTGAATAAGTCATTGTGCCATTTTGCAAACCTAGAATACTTGATTGCATTTCTTTTAAAGGGTCAATCCATTGGAAACTTCTAGGTATGTAATTAACAGAATTAGCAAATTTATCTAGTTTGCCCATTGGCAAATTAATATAACCAGTTGAAACTGCCATTTCTAACCATGCTTTAAATACAGGGTCAATAAAGTGTTCAATGACAAACTGTTGATATATCTGAAACATAGAACGATCTTCTAAAGCACCTTGACGAATAGAAGAATAATTAACCGATGTTAAATCATTACTTAATGAGTGATAAGAAATATTTAAACCAGATGCTATTGATCTTAATACAGATGTTGTAAAAGATTCAAAAGCAGAAGTAGGATGACTAGGGTCAAAAGCCTTAAAATCCATTCCAGCAGGTAATTGTTCAAATGTTCCAGCGTTTGCTGAAGCCACTGGATTAAAAGTATCTTCCATTTCTGAATCGCCAACATAACCATCACCATCAGGAGATGTAAAGAAACCCATTTTAGAAGCACCCACTCTAGCTGCAACAATTTCTGCTTCAAGATAACCATTAAGCATTTTAACATTGCTCATTGATGTTGCGATAAGTGATACACCTCTAGTTTGTTCTGCTCTATTCGGTAAGTAAGCGTGAATAATTTCGTCTGCTGGTACTCTTATGTGTTCATTTTTGTTTATATAAGTGTTGTCGTAAGGATGATTTTTATACAAATGATAGGCAACTGGCTTATCAAAACCATCTACTTCAACACCCATTTTAATTCTGTTACCATTTTTAGGGTTTACATCATTTTTCTTTTCGTCTAAATGATCAGCTTCTAAAAATTGAATCTGAAAACCAAATGGACTTTTTTTATTTCTTATTTTTCTAATCAAAACCTCGCCATCTCTTGCTAAAGATTCAATAAATATTTTTTGACAGTCTAAAAATGATAATCTGCCATTTGCTGTGCAATTACCCAATTTATTCCATTCTTTCCATGCTCTTTCAATTGATATATTTGCAGGTATGTCTAAAGATTCATCATCATTTCTAGCTTTAGAGCTAATGCGAACACCATGTTTACCAATGACATTAGAAACCATTAAGTTTAGATATCTTGAAATATAAGAATCGTTTCTGGCTAATTCTCTTGCACGATCTCTTAATACTCTGATGTTATCTTTTATTTCTGCATCAGCAGATGTAGATGAAGTTAAAAAATCTGCAAATAATCTACCAGTGTTAGCACCTTGATAGCTTCTTTTGAAAGTTTGCTTTCTTTTTGGTTTGTTATTACCAAATATGTTGTTATACCATGCCATGTTAATATTCTGTTGGGTTAAATGAATTGCTATTGCCAAATTTTACTTTGATTGTATTACCAGAACCTTTGCCATTCTTAATTCTTGCTATTTTTACTTCTTTTAAGTATTCAGTTTTATATCGATCTCTAAAAGTCATCAATTCGTCAATAGACATTCTTGATAATGACCTACCAGCAATAGACATAGAGCTTTGATCCATAGTTGCTCTATTTTCAATCACAGCTTCAACAGCATCTAAAACAATTTTTGCGTGACTACGCACTGAAGCTGTCGTAGTTGCATAATTTTCTTGGATTTCAGTAAAACCTTCACCAATTTTGATTCTAGCTGTACCAGCAGTTTTAGTAATATAAGCAATCCAGTTATATGTGCCTTTTGTATAAGAAGTTGTGCTTGATGTTGAAATTATATATTCATCATTTGCTTCAGAAGCATTTAAAGTAAAATTACTAGCAGTTGCACCTTCGTTTAAATTGAATTCATAAGACAAAGAATAAGCATCGGTTGGATAATCAGTAGACAAATCCACTCTTTTCCACGCCCAAAAGTCACCAAGTTGTAATTCAATTGGTTCGGTAGTAGGAAAGTTTATAGAATCAAATAAGTTGCTCAAGCAAAAACCTCGTTAATTTAAGATATAACTAAAGTCAATTATACCTTATATGCGTATATTTTAAGAAATAAAATTTATTTTTAAAATAATTGCAAATAGTTGTTGTAATTTATAAATAGTTCCTGTATCTTTACAATATAATTTTAATTAAACAGGAGAAAATTATGAAACAAAAAATATATGGTAAATATTATGGTGGCTCTGAAATAGCAGACCCAAATCAAGAAGCTATGTTTTTAGTACCTTATAAGTGCAAAAGATGTGGTCATTCAGGGCAAAGCATGATGGGAGAATATGATGATTGGGCAGAATGTAATTCTTGCGACAATGTGGTTGCTTTGGCTACAGACTTTGAACTAATTATGCCAAATGAAACTCCGATAGAATCTAATAAAAAGCAATTTGAAAAAGATATGGCTTTTGAAAGGTCTTTAGAAAGAGAAAACGATTTATCTATTTAAACAGGAGAAAATTATGATAAAAAATAACTACGATGAAAAAACTACTGCTAACAAGTTAGCAAAAGAAACTTTAGCATTAACTTTAATGAATAATCTTGATCAGGTTTATGGCGATAAAGATGATCTTAAAGATAACGATAGATTTACTGATATGTACCATTGGTTTAGTATTGAGCCAGTTCGGTTGCTCGAAATGACTAATAAAGAAAGGATTGAGTTTGACAGACTCATTCAAAAACATTTGAGAAGATTGATTAAAATAATCGAATAAGCATTAATTTAAGCTAAGAAACCCACTTTAATTAGTGGGTTTTTTTTATCAAATAATTGCAAATAGTTGTTGTAATTTATAAATAGTTCCTGTATCTTTATAATATAATTTTAATTAAACAGGAGAAAATTATGAAAACTAGAACGCACACACATAGAGGACATTGCCAAGCTTGCGGCAGAACACAAGCTGTAGATGTAAATCACAATCTAATTGCTAAACATGGCTATACAGTAGACTTTGGTTTTTTCAATGGCGTTTGCAATGGTTCAGATAATGCACCCTTACAAGTAGAAAAAACTTTAACAGAAGAAACTATAATTGATCTTACTGACTGGATAGCAGAAACAAATATAAAACTAGCCGATCTAAAATCTGGCAAGGTTACAATAAGTAATTATTGGATAACTTTAAAAGATCAAAAAGTTAAAGATATTGATTTAACAAAACCAGAATTAAGAAGCTATAAAGAAAGTTGTGAATTGATTGCTTACACAGAAGAAATGTTTAAGTCTCATTTTAAATCTTACAAAGATAATCCAAATCGTGGTATTTATACTTGTTCTGAAAGATATTTAGCAAATTTACACAACCAATATACAAGATTGCTAATTAATCAAGTTGCACAAGCCGTAGATCATGTTGCTAATTTAAAAACTTTAATCAATCAAGTGCATGGTCAACCTTTGATCAATGTTGCAGATGTAGAAAAAGTTCTTAATGAATTAGAACAGGAAGCTATGATAGGTTTTAATGAAACTGCTGTAAAAGTGCAAAGCACACAAGTTTCAGAAGAATATTTTATCAACAAAGAAAAAGAAGCTACTAAAAAAACTAGCATTGGCACTATAGGTATCAAAGTTTCAAGAGCTACTGTGTGGATTAGTAAATCAAGTTTCTATGATCGTTCAGCAAAAATTTCTGTAAANTGTTTATTGAATGGCAAAAGAATTGCTAGAGATAAATTAATAGAGAAATTACAGTAACAATAAATTTAAAGAAACCCACTTTAATTAGTGGGTTTTTTTTATTTCCAACTGTTAGCAAAGTTTCCTCTGCCACGATCTATAGGCAATCTTTGTTTTGTTCTATTTGGGTCAGGTGGTCTAGTATCACCAGTTAATATTTTTTCTTCTATGACATCAAAGTTAGGNTTTAAAATATATATAGCTGCAAAACAATAAACCAAAGTATCTAGTGCTTCGTTACGATCTCTTATTTGTTTCCATACCATTGTCGGTTTNCCACGCACATACTTAGTAACTCTTTTTTCTGCTGTCAGTTGTTTAAAATATTCTTCATCAACATCACTGCAAAAATGAATTGTCGTATTCTCAGGGTCAGTAGACAATCTAGCAAAGATTGCTTCTTTAGCTGTATCAGTTCCGACAGGATATAACACTGCTTTATTTCTACCCACATAAGTTGGTTTGTTTGCTATGGGTTTACCAGCTTGACTAGCACCTTTAATAGCAAAGACTCGTCTAGCTTGTCTTGGCTTCGTAAAATAATAAACTTGTTGCGTATGATGTCCACCTGAATCCACACAAGCACAAGAGATTGCCATGACTCGACCAGATTCTGTTTTAAATCTTCTTTTTAAATAAGCATCTAGTTCTGTCCAAACATTAGCAGCATTTGGGTCACCCCAAAATATCTTGTAATCAATCACCCAACATTCGTAGTTCTTGCCAAATCCTACAAGTTGTAATTCTAGTCTATCTTTTTGNGTATCTATTCCTGCAACTAATATTAANACTTCTTCAGGTATCGTTGTGTGATCATAATTNAATCTGCGTTCTAATAATGTTTGATACTCAACTGCATCACCTTGTTCTTCCCAAGACTCACCAAGAGCAGTGTTAATCCAAGTCTTTAACATTTCTGGTTGTTTTTTAGCTTCTAAAAATGCCATTGCCATATCTGCCCATGTTGACCAAACAGAATAAAGTTCTGAGATATGAAAACCAGCAGTATTGACTGAGGGTTGACTAGCTATCCATTCACCATTTTTAATCATCCATTGTTTTTTAGATTCATCAATAATAGAACCACATTCGGAACAAGCATATTTAGCTGTTTCTGGTTTATCATCTTCCCAAACCACATTCTTCCATTTCAATACTTGTTTGTGATTGCACTCTGGACAAGGTACATGATAATAACGCTGATCAGATTCTAAAAATGCTTGTTCAATTCTTGATAGACCTTTAATCGTTGGCGTTGAACATAAATATATCTTACGATTCCAAAAAGTTTTTGTTCTTGCTATAGCTAAATCTACTGGACTACCTTCTGTACCTGCTGATGCTTCATATCTATCTACCTCATCCATTAACAATATTCTAATGGGTCTTGATGCTAAACCAGATGCAGAATTAGAACCGACAATAGTTAAATGACCACCAGCAAATTTTTTATGTAACACAGTGTTACCTGAATCTCTTGATCTTGCTTCTTTAAAACAATCATTGATCTTTTCAGTATCACGAATCATTGCAGACAAACGATCTTTACTAAATGCTTGTCCCATTTGTAGTGTTGGTTGCACAATCATCATNGGTGATGGNTCTTGATCTACATAATANCCAATTGTATTAAGAATAATTTCTGTTTTACCTACCTGTGATGATGTCATTACNACAATTCTTTGAATATCAGGGTCATTAAAGACATCCATGATTTCTTTTTGATAGGAAGCACGATCAGTACGCCATTGACCAGCTTCTGCTGAAGATTCAGGTGATAACTTTCGGTAATTATCTGCCCAATCAGATATCTTCAGATTCGGTGGTGGTTTCCAAATCTGATTGATTGCTGACATTACGCTGTCTATATTTTGTTGGTATTCCATTTTCTGCTAATTCTTCTAAAGATTCATATACTTGTTCTTTAATTATTAATTCAGCTTCGGCATATTTATCTACTGTGATGACTAAATGTGCAACTCTTGATGGTAAAGCTAATAATTTTGCTCTGACATTAGCAATATAATCTGTCCATGTTGATTGCACAAGTGAAGCTGGAATCAATTCGGCTTCTAATTCTGATACTTCTAACTCTGCCTTATCTGCTTGTGCCTTAGTCAAGCGTGTTTTTTCTTCAGCTATGTCTCCTGTACCATTTCTTTTGTTGTAATTACCTAATGTTCTTAAATAATTGATGTAGTTTTTACGACATAGTTCTAAATCCATTGGGTTTCTACCTTGTTTGACATCTAAGACACCTTTTTGTATCAATTTGCTTATAGAAACTAAACTTAGGTCTAAATGTTCTGCAACTTCTTTTCTAGTAGCCATATTTGTTTATTTTTTAACCAATGTTTTACCCAAACGCCTTCTTTTGTGTTTATTCATAGTAGAAGTCTTGATTTTACGCTTACCTTGACTGGTTTTTTTGTATTTATGCCTTACTGAATCATAAGTGCTTTCTTGTTTTAGTTTTGCCATGTTGTACGAAAATTAACCAGTTGTAAAATGTCCCACTCTAAAAAAATAACAAGCGACACATGAACC